CGGCCAAAAGCCGGTGGACAAACAAGACCCATTTTACTTGCTGTGGTTATTTTACGCATAACTGCGCATTTAATTTCGGATTGTATCATCGTATCCTCAAAGCATGCTTCTATCACTTAGTGATGAACAACATAACGTAACAGTAATGTTACGGCTACGATGTTTATTAGCCTTTCCTTGGTTTCCCAAGTACCTTCTAAAATTCAATACAACTCATAAAATGAAAAAATTCAAATTACGAAATCATACTGAACTAAAAAAGGGACCTAATAATAAACGCAAAAGTTCAGAAGGAACTAGAATCTCTTTAAGAGAATTAATTCCTTTTGGACATGTTTGCGCGTGAGTTGCAAATTATGATACTTGTTTATCACAATATCTAATAATATTAGACCGAATAAAGCGGTTAATTAAGTATAATGGAACAGTACATACCTTTTACTATCTAAAGGCTGTGCTGCAACAGGTTACTCAATTTATTGCTTCTTCTGACTATTTTGAAATCAAGATTCCATTTGATGGAAAAGCTCGAGTCAAAACAGACAGGATCGGTCTACCTACGATCATACCTTTAACTCAAAGGAAGATTATTGCTTCTTGAAAAAGTTCTTTATGAACTCTTCAAAGCGATACTCCTAAGAGAAGGCAGATTATAGGTTTTCTAACATTACTTTCTGTCTACAGATTGTTGAAGAACAAGGTGAAAGTTGATCTTTCTACAGTAACTGATGAGTTTACTGGTATCATTGAAACTTTAAATTCAATGATTTTAAAAAGGTCGATTTCAGACTTGGATATACATTTAAAACGTATATCACCTTCAACTTTCATAGACAGTGAAGCATCTGGTCCTAATGAAGACAGGTCTATCTGAGGAGCTGTAAGCGATTGTTTTGCTTTTATAGAAGAACCTATTAGTCTATGAAACTTAATAAGCTGCTTACTAAAAACTAGATCTTATCTTATCATTACATGCTTCTTTATTTGCATGATAGGTAGTTTACCTTTATATATTTATGAAATAAGTCTTGCAAGACTTAAACGTCATTTTATATTAGGTAGACTATCTGTCATACATAAAGTAGCAGGTAAGGCAAGAGTAATCGGAATCACTAACTACTGAATTCAGATTGCTTTTAAGCCCTTACATAATGCCATCTTTGATATATTAAAAAATATACCTCAAGATGGTACTTTCGCTCAGTCCAAGCCTCTTCTCGATTTATCGAAAAGGTGCGGACCCAAAAAGAATAAATTTTATTGTTTTGATTTATCTGCGGCAACAGATCGTTTGCCGTTGATGATTCAAAAAGATATACTTAGTCTTATTGGAATTACTTTTAGCAAAGAATGATATTCATTAATGAGAATACCATTCTATTACGAAAAGGAACGAATTACTTATGCAGTTGGCCAGCCAATGGGGGCGCTCTCTTCTTGAGCGAGCCTCGCATTGACTCACCATGTCCTTATTAGGTCAGCTGCTTTGAATTGTGATATTAGTAAATTCGAAGATTATTGTATTTTAGGTGACGATGTTGTCATTGCTGACGACAAAGTTGCCGAAGAATATCAAAAAATCATGAAATTACTTGGAGTAAGCATTAATTTGTCAAAATCAATTATTAGTGGCTCAGTTATAGAGTTTGCTAAGAAGTTGATAATTGCTCCGTCCTCTGGATCAGGGTACAATATAGAGATTTCTCCTATTGGACCCGGATTGATACTTCAGGCGATTAGGTCTAAAGTATTAACAAATCTCTTCCTCGAAGAGATTGTTTCCCGAGGAATCTTCACATATTCATTTATATTAAATATGAAAAGTATTCTTCCTAAATGTATTAGAAGAAGTATTACGTCATTTTATTGAGATCACGATTTCAAAAGAAGTGAGTTCAGATATGAAGTTTGCTGAACAACTTCTGAGAAACCGTATAAAGCTATGTCTTTAGTAGTCGAAACTATAAAAGACCTGTATAGCTTTTACTCTCAAGTTTTAGATGACGATCTATCTTTGATAAAAGGAAGAGAGCTTACAAGTATGATTAACATCATTGCAAGAAAACATAATATACGTTATCTTGTTAATGATTTAATTAAATTATGTAAGAAAACCGTAATGATAGATAGGCGCGATCTCGTAAAAGATTTGCGCAGTATTCTATTATTAGGTTGCGGTATAGAGGTAATATCAGCTGACGCAGTTCAAGTAAAATATAATATGTTTTTAGAATATATTAAAATTTCTTGAATACTTAGGCTTTTCGGTAAAGATAAATTCTTTAACTTACCGTTAAAACATAAGTATTATGTGTCATGCAATATTATTAAACTCTATATCTCTCCTTTTAATCCAGCAATATATGTTAAGTTGTTTGGGATTTTGAAGAATTATCTCTTAATATTAAGGAAAGAAATAATTCTCGTAGACATTTGAAATGCTCATGCTTTGAGCTATCAAATGTTTAAACCCAGACGTGCTATTAATAGCATCTTAACCTTATATTGTCTTAATAGACTTAAATCTAACGATATAAGTCCAAATAAAGACGTGCGTGATGTTGTAAAAATTAACAGAGATTTTGTGAATATTTTTAAAAAATATATCGATGAAGGGCTTATGATTTCATATGCCTATTCAGGATATAATATATCAAAAATAAACGACAAGTTTCAGAGACGTTTCCCGAGACTATAGTCCGGTACAGCGAAATCTGTATCAGTGCTGATTTTTACGTAAAGTTATCAATCAGGGAACAACGTTATAAACTGTGAAGTTTATAATACGCGGCTATGGTTGACTTTCTACGATTCTCACGCTTTTGCTGCTTATGTCAAAGTAGACGA